CTTTTTTTAATTCTTCCATTTTTTTAAATCTCCTTTTTAATTAATTTTTTTAAACATTCCAACAAATAAAACAGCATCATTTTTTACTTTTTGCAATTTCAACAATCAAAAATAAGAAAAATAAAATTATACATAACAATAATATCATTTTTTAAGCCTCTAGAATCAGTTTGCGAATATCTTTATTTTTTGTTAATTCTCTAAAAAGTAAATAAGTGATTTTTTTCTCCGCTTCGCTTTCAGAATAGCGACTTTTTTCTTCTTCGCTTTCTTCTAGCCATTCACCTAGTAGTTTGACGGCTTTACACAAGTAATAGCTAGTATCAAGGCTACTTGGTAGTCCTAGACACCATTCTTCAAAAGCTGCGAAAAAACTACCTGAATAATAATGCTCTAAAAAAATAAATCTTTTTTCTTTTTCAGAACAAAGTTTTTCATTAATGCAATTTTTTAAAATCTCCGTGCTTGCAACTTCGAAGCTCTCCGCTGTTGGCAATCCTTCTTCTTCTGCGCAATCGTTCCAACTGTCAACGCAATATTTACGCACCTTTTCAATAACTTTTTTTGAATTTGTTTTCAACATCTTTTTTACCTCCACTTTTAAAAGATACTTTATTATACCACACTTTTTTCTAATTGTCAACACTTTTTAATAATTTTTTTTAAAATTTTTCTTTTTTTATTTTTTTGCTTTTTTCTTCTTTTTTTTCTCGCTCATTTTGTGGCATCGTGTCATCTTTCTGTTTTTGGTGTGACAACCTGTCATTTTTGGTGTGACAACCTGTCATATTGTTATCGCCTCGCCAAAACCAATAGCAAAAAATTAGGTCTCGAAGAAGTCAAAAATCCATTCTTAAGGGGGTATGTGTGCCACTTGTTAGGTAGGCGAATTTTTAAACTTTTTGAATATAAAGGGGGTATGTATGGCATCGATAACTCAGGCGATTTTAAAGTCTTATTTTCAACCTTATTTTTCAGTCATATTTGCAGTCATTTTGAAACCTAATAATTTATACACATTGTCGCTAAAAATCAATTGTAGGGGAAATTTCGGGGGTGTTTTTAAAGTTTTTTATTGTTTCTCAATATCTTATTAAAACATCTTCAACATCAACTTCTATCACAACCCATTTACAAGAACTTTAATTAATAATTGTGCCACTTTTAAAAAATAATCTTCTCACAGAGGGGTTTATTCAGGACTTGCAAAACATCAGGGTTTGCAGAGCATCAGGACTTGCAGAGCATCAGGGCTTCAAAACAAAGTAAAAGAGACTGCTTTTTACACAGCCTCTTTTTTAAAGGAATATTTATGAATTAATTAAAAAGAACATATACCAATCATTACGATTAGTCACTATCATTATACCACTTTAAAATCGTTTTTCAATAGTAAAATAAAAAAATGTGAAAATTTCCAATTGGCGAGGGTATGTATGGTCTGTTTGAGGTAGGCGAGATTTTAAACTTTGTCAAGTATTTTATCTTGACACTTGTTGCAAATTAAAACGAATAAAAAAGCCCAATTTTTACATCAGACTTTTTTAGAAATGGGGGTATTTAAAATGCCTGATTTTAAAGTCAAATCAGGAAACTCATTTTTTCTTTGCTTTTTTGTAGGGAGCAAAAAACAAAAACTACATTTTAAGTAGTGGAAATTTGAAAACCACTATTTTTGTGAAAGACAAAACAAAATGTTAAACTTCAGTAAATGTTGGAATTAAACTCATCTTGAGTTTTTCAACGCAAACATCTACCAAAATAATTTTAACACAATATTTTGCTTTTTCAACATATTTTTGACATTTTATTTTTAATCAGTCTTTCAATCAACTTTTTTTCTTGATTTTCTCGGTTCTAGTTTCAATGTTTTTGCCATTGAAATTACTGTCGGTTTACTTATGTTGTATTTTTCCTGTAGTTTCTCATAAGGCATTCCTGAGTAATAATCATAGACAAAATGTGATTTATCTTCATCACTCAATTTTTCCTTCGCACCTAATTTTTTGCCTTGCATTTTAGCAGCTTGCATACCCATTTTAACACGCTCTGCAATTAGTGATTTTTCAAACTCTGCAAATGCTCCAAAAAGTTGAAAAATGAACTTGTTCATCGGGTTTAGCCCATTGTCATCAACCACGATATTTTCTTTCAAGAAAGTCACACCAATTTTTTTAGCAGTCAATTTGTTGACTGTTTCGATTAGGTCTTGTAAACTTCTTGAAAATCTTGACATCTCAGTCACGATGATCATATCGCCTTTTTTCAAAATTGACATCATTTTGTCAAATTGAGGTCTATCCTTTGTTGAAACACCACCACTTATTCTATCTTGGAAAATGTTTTGTTCTTCAACACCTTTTTCTCTCAAAATCATTAGTTGTCTGTCAAAACTTTGGTTTCGCTCCTTTTTTTCTTCAAAACTAGTACTAACTCGCATATAACCATAAATCATAATTCAAAAATCTCCTTTTATTACCATATAGCAATATTGTACCACATTAGCAATTAATTGTCAACACTTTTTAAAAACTTTTTACAGAAAATCAAAAATATCATTTTTCTGAAGCCGAATCCAATTTTTCAAAAATCTCTTTATAACGGTATTTCAACTCTTGTGCTTTAGGAACCAATTTTAAGTCATCTTCTTCAACAATCATTTTTTTGCTCCTTTTTTATTTAAATATTATCATTTTCCAACATACTGTATAAATTACTAATTGTTGTAAAAATTAAACGTATATTAGTATCTATATGTTGCAATTTTCCCTTATAGTTTTCAGCGATTGTGTCTAATTTACTAAAAACTTTTTTCCCTTTTATTTTTCTATGTTTGAAATCCCAAACTAAAATACATAATTCATTAATTAAGGCATTTTCATATTCTTCTGCTTCCAAAGCATCAATTGCACCGTAAAATAAATCTAAAGCATTTTTTAATAATAGGTCAAAACTTATTTTTTCCATATTTTTAACTCCTCTTTTTGCTATTTGCATTTTTCTCATCGCTTTTATTTTGCTCGGGTTTATTAGTTTGATTATTTTTATTCGCCTTTTTATTTTCCACATTTTCTTCCAACCTATTTTCCAATATTTTTGAAAAGCCAAAATTATTATGCAACTTTTTTTGTGCGATTTCATCTGTGATAACAATAATATTCTTTTGGCTGTTGTCAACTTTTTCACTGCCAACTATTCCATAACCACCATCGCTTTTTTGATAGCGATTAAAACGGTCAATTGCGTTCGCATTTTTCAAGCCGTTTTCCGCACTTGAATTACGTTCGCTCAAAAGCAACGTGTCAATATCTGCAAAAATATTGCGTATATCTTCATCATTAATTGTGTTTTCGTGCGTTGCAATATCGATGAACTCGTTGTAAGTCGCTAGTGTTATTTGCAACATTTTTAAAATTAAATACTTGTCATAGATAAAAGGTAAGCCTGTTTTTTCAACAATGTGGTTTTGTAAGTCCAAAATATCGCAGTATTTCATCTGTGTATTTATTAAACCGCTTTCCCCATAGTAATATCTGTGTGCCACATCATTTGTCATTATTGGGTTGTCGATGGGGTTCCCCAATATTGTTTTAAGTTTTGTTGCGATTAACTGCACATAGGTTGCACTTGGGTTTCTGTTGTAAAGTTTTTCCAAAGAATTACGCTCAACAAACTCATTTATTTTTTTTAGTGATGGTGCGAGCCTTTTCTTGATTTCTTTCAATTCCATTTTTCGCTTTCACTCCTTTTTTTATTTGCTAGGCATCGTAAAAATCGCATTAGGGTTTAATTTTGCCTCTAAATTGTTGAAAACTAGCCCAAACTTTACTTTAGTTTTGTTTTCAATTTCTTCAACTATTTTTTTAAAATCAACTTCACGCTCGTTTGAGTGCAAAGTCAAAAACGGTTTCCAATTAATGAAGTTCTTTAAATCTTCATAAACTTCTTTTGCACGTTTGTCATTTCCATAATGTTGCACAACATAAACGTTGTTGTTTTCGTTGACATAAACAAATTCGATTTGGTCTTTGACAAGTGAAATTCTATCGATTTTTTCCAACTTGATTATTTTCGTGCCATCTTGTAATTCTATAAACATTTTTTGGTTCTCCTTTTTATTTTTCTTCTGTTTTTCTTGCAATTGGCAACAGCAATATTTCGTTGCCTTTTTCAATAAACAAAATTGGTTTTTTGTCTCCTGAATAGTAAAAAATTATTTTTCCACTTGCACTTGCAAGCAGTTTTTTCACGTTTAAATGGCTCAAAACGAACGAATATTCATCTGTTGTTTTCTCGCAAATTGTAGTTTCAAATGAACTTTCGCCTTCAATTTTCAACTTGCCATTTTCAAAACAATAAAAAATTATTTTGTCTGCGTTCGCTTTAATTTTATCAACTAATTTCGCCTTCGCTTTTAAATCTTCAATATCTATTTCTGTTGGGCAATAGCAATTGCAACTGTTAAAAATGCTGTTTAAATCAGGATATTTTCCAACCAAAACACCACTTATGAACTGCATATAATCTTCTTTTTCAACTTTGCATTTTGTGTTATTAAAAGCAATTCTGATTTTACTTTTTGGGTCAAACTCTGCTTTAATAGTTTCAATAAAATCTTTAGTAATTAGCACATATTTTTCTTCGCCCTCACGTTTTTCGCCAACGTATTTATCGCTCAATTTCCTAAAAGCCGTGTATCTATCAGTTGCAAAAACATCGCCAAAATTATTGATTTTTACACCTGATAAAAAGTTAAAATAATTATTTGTTTCTGCACTAACAAAGTTTTTAGCTTTAATCAAAGTTTCAACTTCCACTTCAACTTCATTTTCAAACTCAAAGTTTGTGTTTGGCAAACCTTCTTGTAATAATTTAGCTGATAATTTTCCTTGTTTACTAACAACTTTTATTTTGTTGCTTTTTATTTCAAGTTCATCAATTGGTAGTAAGTTTCTTATTAGTTCAAGTGTGCTTTGGTCGATGCAAAAATCTTCAGCGATTTCTAAATCAACATTTCTGCAAATTGTCATCGTGCTTTTATCTTGTGGATAACTATATAGCGTGCAACCACGTTCCTCTTTCTTAAAATAGTTTATTTCATTTATAATTTTTGGTAATTTTAAATCTAACATTTTTAATTCCTTTCATTTTTTATTTATTTTTTATTTTCAAACTTCTTCTGTTTCGCAAATATCATCGATAAAGTTTTCATCTTCATTTTTTTTAGAATTGTATATTTTTTTCGCCAATTCTTCTCTTTCTTTGCTAGTGGTATCGACAAATCTTAAATCGATTATTCCCAATGCTCTTACGTTAACAAAATCTAATAGTTCATCGAACTCATCAGTTGGTACATAATATTCTTTATTATCTATCACATATTCTATGGCTTCTAACTCATTCTTAAAAACCAAGCCATTTTCTATTTCTTTCATTAAAGCATTTTCAAAGGGTTCGCTTTCCCATATATCTCCATCTTCGTATGTTGATCTAAATAGATATGTTTTTTCTTTTCTGTCTTTAAATAATATGTAAATATCGCCTGCATAACTTAAATACATACTAGAGAACAAAACTTCGTAATCTAAAATCCTTAAGGCATCTTCAACAAAGTGTGGGTTTAGCCAACGTTTCAAAATGCCGTTTTCTTTTAAAACGTTTTTTAACCTGATAATTTCTTTTGCAATTTCTTTCATAAATATTTCTCCTTTTTTTATTTCCATTCTAATTTTTGACCACAATTAGGGCAATAGTTGGTAAGACTTGTTATTTTGATATCCCAACTGTTTTTGTTTATTTCTTTGTTTAGTTTAATTCCACATTCAGGGCATATATATTTAAAATCTTTTCTTTCTACAAAGATTGCTATTGGTTTTTTAGCTATATCTCTATTAATTAATTTTTTCATTTCAATTGTGTCATATCCTAATTCTTCTAAATCTTCATAATGCTTTAATTTTGTTAAAACAATATCTTCTCTATCAACTGCATCTTTCACAACATCATTATAAGTTGTGTCATCGTGAGGGGTTTTCAAATCTTTTGTTAATCTCATAATTATTTTCTCCTTTTTTAAAAAATTATCAAACGATTATTTCCTAGTTAAGTTTTAGTTTCGATTTCGTTTCAGTGCTATTTGCTAACATTTTTTTAGCACTTGTCTCGGTTCTTGCGTTGTAATTTTTAACAAAGTAATTTTTCCTATATTCGTAACCTGCTATCACTTTTAAACCAACTGCATTTTCTTCAAAATCAAAGTCTATTTCTTCAACAAAAATGTTCGTTTTGCTCTCACTTGCCATAGTTTTAAAAATCTCATAAGCGATTTTATCTTGTGTGATTTCTTGATAAAACTTGTTTTGGTAAAACTCGTTGTTGTATGGGTATTTGTCGTTTGTCATTTTTAGCCATTCCCAAACTTCAGCACCGTTTTTTGCTTGTGCATACTTTAGCAACTGATTTGGGTTTTTAGGTGCATTTTCTTCATTTTCACAATATTTTTTTATGATTGAAAAGAAATTATCTTTTTGAAAATCACAAAAAGCACTATACCATACGTTCAAAAAGCCTTTGTTTGAAGTATCTATGTTGCTGTTTATGTAGTAGTTTTTTAAGTAATTAATTCCTATTAAAAAATCTTCTTTTGTCATTCGTTCAGCCAATTGTCAATCACCTCTTGTTCGCTATTTTCGTTTTTATCTTTCCAACGCTCTTGGTTAATCCACGTTTGTGGGTGTGGAATAAATTGTCCGTTTTGCTTTTGCCAATCTTTTGACTCAACGCATTTTTTCAGTGCTGACATTATGTTGCCGAACTCTTTTTTAAGCCCTTTAATTCGCATAAATGATGTTTTAGCACCTTTTTTGTTTACTTTTTTAGGGTATAACTTCCAAAACTCGTTAAACATAGTTTCTTTCGGATCAACTACTTCAAGTTCTTCAGCTTTTTCATTTGCAAAAATCGTTTCAAATTCGTTTTTTAGGTCGTTTGTAGCGTTGAAGTCGGTCAAAATATTTTCGTTAGTGTCAATTTCAATGCAATTTTTTTGACCATATTTACTTTTACTTAAATTATTTTTCTTTTCTTTACTAATCTTACCTATACTATCCTTATCTGTGGCAACCACACGGCAACCACATGGCAACCAGTCGGCAACCAAACGGCAACCATCTTCATTTGGTAAAACATATGAGCCATTATCTTTTATTCCCAAAGCTGATAATTCTTCTTGAAAATTAGTAGGTGTATATCTATCCTTTCTCAAAGTATTATGCATTCGCCAATGTTTAATAACAATAACACCATTATCAAAACGTATAATGAAGTTTTTAGTCATTAAAGTTTTTAGATCATCCAAACTAGCGTGTGCCTTAAAAATAGCACTTTGCACTTGGTTATTAAAACCATCATCATCTGCACCTTGATTTAAGTGAAAATATAGTGCTTGTGCAGAACTAGATAATTCTATGAAACTATCACTATCTGTTATTTTTTTGCTAAACATTCTTTTTTCAGCCATTTTTTAACCTCCATTCGCCAAGCGTTTAATAGCTATTTCGTAATATTCTTCATCAATTTCACAACCAATAAAATCTCTATTTAATTTTTGGCAAGCCAAAGCTGTTGTTCCACTTCCCATAAACGGGTCAACTATTATGTAATCTTTTGGTAAAATACCGATAACATTTTCCATAACTTGCAATGGCATAACACAAGGGTGTTTGATATTAGTTTTATTTTTGCTAACATTTTTAACTTGGTTAATATTCCACCAATCATATAATCTTGCACCTTTTGAGCCATCTTTAATTTTTTGTTTCACTCTCTTGTCATTTAGATTTTTATATGGTTGTTTTACCAAATTAAAATTAGGTTTGATTTTGAAAAATGCAATATCACGGTGTTGCTTTGCCGTATTTGAATTATAAACCCAACTAACAACTTTTTCAGGAAATACTCCTGTTATAAAAGAAATCTTATAAAGTGGTTCGGGATAATGGATTATAACAAATGGGCAATTTCTAATCGTAAAAACTTCTTCTAAAAAATTATAATAATCTTCTTCGCTCAAATTATCTTTGTAGTTGTTGTAATGGTAATTGATGTTAAAAGGTGGGTCTGTCACTATACATATTTTTTTGTTATCAAGGTCCCCACTCTTTAGCAATTCCAAACAATCGCAATTATAAACTTTAATCATTTTTTGTTCCTTTCACTATTTTCCTCACTATTTTTCTTCTTCTTGCTGTTTCTTAAGCCATTCAACAACTTCTTCTAAAGCAAAGCGATTAGATGCGTTTACTTTTAAAACAGGCATACCCTTGTTAAGCAAACGATATAGTGTCGTTTCACTAATTTTTAATTTTTCGCATAATTCTTTTGCGTTCAAATAACTTGCCATTTTATACAACTCCTTTCTAGCACAACCACATTATATCAAACACCCTTTCAATTGTCAACAAAAAAATGTAAAAAGTCAAAAATATTTTTAAAAGTGTGTGAAAAAAGAGACTTCGCATTTTTTGAAGTCCCTTTAACTTTTGCACTATTAAATTGTTGAAATATTGCTATTTTGCGATTTTACCCCTTAAAATTGCCCTATAATCGATTTTTAATTTTGGTTTGATAAATTAGTAGGGTAAGTACAAAACACGATTACAGGCTAAATATCAGGCTTTTTCTCTTTTTGAGTTCTCACGTATAATTGATTTTTCTTTTACAAGTCCTAAAATCAGGGCAAAATCTTCAACTATGATTTTTTCATCGCCAACTTCGATGCAAAGTTGCAACACGTTATCTTCGTTTACAACCCAATAACTCTTGTGGTTGCTTACTTGCTTTGGAACACTAGAATAACAATCGCTTTGCTTTTCAAAACCAAACCTTTTTAAAGTCTGCAACTTAAAATCTTTGATTACAACTTTTTGACTTTCATTTGCCACACCAACATTTTGACTAATCCAACTTTCCAACTTTGTTTCTAAAAAACTGCATTTTTTCCCACGCAACAAATAGTAAATTGAACTTCTCTCACAACCTAATTCTTCTGCTAATTCGTTGATGTTGCTAGGAAATTTTCCATTAATTTTGTTGTTATTTAAAATATTCTTTACTTGCAAAAATATTTCGTTTCCTCTTTCTAGTTCCATTTTTTCACTCCTTAAAATTGAAAGTCGAAGTCATTCACATAACCACCAGAGTTAAACACATCTTCTGCATCTTTTTCAGCTTGTGTTTTCTCTCTATCAACAATCTTTATTGATAAATTTATGTTGCGGTAAACTACTCCGTTTCTTGTGTTAATCACGGGTTGCACTGCAACAATTTCTTCAATTTCAACAAAATCGCCATCTCGTAAATTTTCTCTAGGATTTTCAATAAAAACAGTATAGCGTTGTATTGCTACAAAAGTGTCTTTATCAAATTCTTTTTTTGTGTTGTTAAAAATGAAAAACTGCCATTTTTTACCATTTGTTACACCTTCTTTTAAAAATGAAACTCTTAATTTTGTTCCTTTTTTAATCATTACACCACGATAATCATCCATAATTTTGTTATTCTACCTTTCCATTTTCTAATAATTCAATAATTTTTTCAGGGCATTCTGCTTTCGTGCAAAACAAAAACTCGGTATGATATTTTTCTTGCATTGTCGTAAGTATTTTAGCAAGTTGCTTTCCAGAAGTCGGTGGTTGTTTACGATAACTTCCACCTTTTTTAATCGCTCTCGCCCTTTGAATAGCCCATAATTTTGTGCGTGGATTTTCCCACTTGTTTAAATCTTCAATACATCTAACTTTTTCATCTAAAATCAAAATATACAATTTCGCACCCATATCATATGCACCTTGCAATTCTCTTGTAAAACGTTCGTGTTGTTGAATAACATTACCTACAATTTCCATTATATCGTATTTTGTGTCAACTAACACTGATAAATTAGGTGGCATACAATAATCGCCATAAGTCATAGGTTTATCATCTTTAATTTGATAACCTTTTGTAGTGAAAATTTCTTTTAGCCAATCCCATTGTTTAGGTTTCTGTCGAGTATCAATCCAAATAATTTTACTCATTTTTGCACCACCACACTAAAAGTTTAATTCGCTAAAATCAAAGCCGCTAGGTCTTGATAAACCTAATTGTTTTAGCATTTTATCACTAACAAGCGACAAGCGTATTTTGTGCGTTTCTTCAAAATCTTTGTTAATTTGGTTTGCTAAACACAACATATCTCGCATATGTGCTTTATCAACATCATATTTTTTGCTAATTTTCTTAAGGTATCGCAAAGTTGTGACTTTTTTTCCTTTGAAAACTTCATCTTCAGTAATTGGGTCAAAAAATACCCATTCCATTGTAATTCTGTCGTATTTACGCAAAAAGCCATAAAACAAGCCTTGATAAACTTCTTCTCTTGGTGGATTTTCTTTTATCGCATCATATTTATCAAGTGATTTACTCTTGACTTCTATTAGTGTTTTTTCTTCTAATAATTCAATATCAATTAGTCCACCAAAGTTTCCATATTCTGTGAAATTATCATAATTGACTTCTTTTTTATCATACACAGTACATTTGTGTCCATCTCGCTCATAAACAGCTTTTACAAGTGCTTCAGCAAAATCGCCACGTTTTAACCATTTTGGATCAACTTCTTCTTTAACCAACTTGTGCATTGTTAGTAAAGCATCGCCTTCCTTTTGAAAAGGATTTAAGCCTACTAGACTAACAAAAGACCTACCTGTGACTTTTCGTGGTTTAAAATCACTATCAACAACTAAATAATCGCCTTCAATTCTAAACATTTTGTCTCCTTTCTTCTAACTTTCCACAATAGTTTTGATTTTGAACTCGTTTTCAAATTCTTCTTGTATTTTCTTTCTGTTTGTTAAAAACTTGCTTAAGTGCAATAAATGTATTGCTTTGCAATTTTCCAAATTCATATGGCGTAAATGCTCTTTGCAATTTTCTTTTGACATATGTGTTGAAATTTGCCTAACATTTTTTTTGCGATTTTCTTCAGACATATTGCCCAATATTTTTTCCATTTCTTCATCATCGTAGTTCAATTCAATGTATATTTCGTTAAACTTAATTTTACTCAAGTTCTGTTTCATAATTGAAAAATCTGTGCCAAAAAACAAATATTCGCCTTCACTTTTGAAAATATACGCATAGTTTGTTGCTAAACCGTGTTCAACTAAAATCGGCATAACAACTACATCTTTTATTTCAAAAGGTTTCATTGGCTCGATATATTTAACATTTTCATATTTGTCTGCAACTTCAATATTAGAATATACATCGATGTATTCTGCAATATACTCAATGTTTTTGCAATGGTCTTGATGGGCGTGTGTCACCAAGCAACAGTCCAAGTCTGTTATAAGTAAACTTTTCGCACCCATCAATTTTTTCCTTATTGCAATTTTCTCAAGCCCACACTCTATTAAGATTTTTGATTTTTTGCTCTCGAGCAAATACATATTTCCTTCACTCGAACTTGCAAATGTTGTGATTTTAAGCATTAAAAATCTAATTCCTCATAATCTTCAGTTGCAATTTCTTTTTTTACGTTGTTTTGCACTTCTTCAACTTTTTGATATTTAGTTTCTGCGTTCCAATCCATTTGCTCGCTTTCCTCTAAAACTGAAAGATTTTGCACAATATCTTCAGGGAAAACCATAAAGGCACGAATATTTTTGTCGTTCCACATTTCCCAAGTTACAGTTTTTAGTACCATTTTTCTACTATCTAAATTCCAAACGGTTTTTTCCCTACTAGGCGAAGCGTTATAAGCTCGCTTAATTCTGTTTTTGTCAATTTTAACAACATATTGCACGATGGTATTACCCTCTAAAACATATGCGATTTTGTAAGCTCCTATAATGTTATCAAGTTTGTTTCTGTCAATGCTGTTGTTTCTTGTGTGTGATGTAATTCTTGACAAACCTGTTACAAAATCTTCTTCTTCAGTGACATCATCGCCAACGCAAACAACATCTTCTTTAAATCTTAAAATAGGTTTTGCAAAATATCTTACCATTAATTTCTCTAATGCTTGATATTGTGGTTTTACAAAAATATCTTTTTTGCCCGTTTTATTGTTGTTACGCAAATCAACGTACAATTTATCTTCCATTGATAAGCCAAGTTTTGCATATCGCTTTATTTGTGAAACTAGTCCACAACCTTGCACATCTACTTCACCCCAATTAATTTGTTGTGTTACCAACGTTTTATTTGTGGAAGTAATAATATCAACTGCTAGTGCTTTTGTTTTACTATCTAAAGTATCGCCACTAGTTTCTGCATACTCCACAACCTTTTCAAGAAACTTTCCAACAAAATTTTTGTTTGAATTGCTTGAATTAGTCGCTACTTCTTGCTTTTTAAGAACTTCAATTTCACTTTTTGCATTTTCTTGTTTTTCGTTTTTTTCTAAAAAAGGTTTTTCAACTTTTTTTGTTTTGGTAGCAGTTATTTTTTCCCCAACTGGTGTGCCTGCATATATTTCTTCTTTAGTGAAAACTGGGTATTCGCTAGGGTTTGTTATTTCATCAACATTTTTTTCTACTTTTTCTACTTTCTCTACTTTATCTGTTTTTTTGCTAGAACCAAAAATATCATCATAATTAAAATTTAACATTTTCTTTTTCCTCCATATTTATTTTTTTCTTCATAATCATAATATTCAACTAATTTTTTTAAAATTCCCCAGCCATAAGCTCCCTTAACAATACTGAGAAATTCTTTAACAGTGTAATCCTTTTCTAAACTCAAACTTTTTTCTTTTATAAAAGCTTTTCGCCCTTGCAAACAACTTCCTGTCAAGTGATTGTGCCAATCAAAAAACAAACTTCCTTTATATTTATCTTGTTTGTTAAATTGCTTCTTAAACTCTTTAATTTTTTCATCGATATCCATATTTGCAAAAAATTTGTTTTGTAAACTTTGAACTGCTTCTTTTGCAGTAGAACCGTGAGCGAACAAATTGCCTTGTTTCGCAACAAATGTTTTTTGTAAAGTTAAATCATTGCTAACAATAAACCCTTTTGCAATATTATTTCTAATGTTAGTAATTATTGTAGGTGTTTGGTCGATTGCAAAAATATAATGTTCATTATACTTTTTTAATTTATAATTATCACTATCGCTAGAGCCATCACCAAAGCCATCACCAAAGCCAGAACCAAAACCAGAGCCAGAACCAGAACCAGAGCCTAATCCAGAACCAGAGCCTAATCCAGAACCAGAAATAGAGCCAAAACCAGAGCCAAAGCCATAGCCCCAGCCAAAGCCAGAACCAGAGCTAAAGCCATCACCTTCAGAGTCATTATCCCAATTATATCTAACTTTTATCCATTCATCAATTAACTGTTTTTCCATTCTTTCACACTTTCAATAACCTCTGCAGCTTTTTCAGTGCAAGGAATTATTTCAATACAATCTAAAATAGTTATTTCATCTACTGTGACTGTAAATTTGCAATTTTCAGGTTTTGTTGTTCCAATTTTAGCAATTTCGTTCAAACTACAAGCACCATCCCAATACCAAAGTCTACGACATTTGCCTATCGCAACTTCTTGCCCATTTTTTTCTAATAATGTGCCAAAAAATACACCACTTCTGTCGCCTCTAAAAATACATTTTTTGTTTAATAATTCCATTTTTTCAATTCCTTTCTTTTTTATTTTTTTCATTTTTTATAGCAACGTGATTTCTTCTTCTTCGCCAACTTTTGTCGTGAATATTTGCGATTTTGTTATATCAGATATTTTTTGCAACATTTCGTGATCAACATCTGCTAATTTATCGAATATTATTGGTAGGTTCTCAAGTTGCAATTTTTGTTTAATGTTTTCAATAAAAGTTATTCCAATCATTTTTCTGTGTCCATCGTTGATGCCTTTGTATTCCGTATTGTGCAATTTCAAATAGCAAACTTCTTTGATAGTTCCTGTGTTTTGATTTTCTTCCAATATTTCAATATCAAGTTGTGGGAACACTTCATTGACTTTGTCTTTGATTTTTGCTATTTTCGTTCTCTTAAACTCTTTCGCTAAATCTATGCAAATCTCAATGTTGTTAGCAATCAACTTGTTATTTTTAATTGTTTTTTTAAGGTCTTCGATTTTTTGTGGCAAGCCCACTTGTGATAAACTTCCTTCAATTTGTGCGTTAAGTTCACGCATTTTTTTATCTTTTTCATCGATTAATTCGTTAGTTTTTTCTGCAATTTGGTTAGCCAATTCTATTTTACGATTTTTTAGTATTTGCAACAAATCTGTGCCTTTGTCGTTTCGCAAATTATCTAATTTTTCTTTTTCTGCAAAATATTGTTCGCCTAATTCATCTTTGTTTTTTTTCAAATCATCGATTTCTTTCATAAGTTCTTCGCACTTATTTTTGTTTTCTTCGATAGATTGTTTTGCTAATTCATTTTCACTAACAATTTTGTTTTTTTCAATTTTCAAGTTTTCTTCAAACTTTTTAACTTCATCAGCATTTAGTTGATAACCACAATTTGGGCATTCAGTTTTTGGTAAAGTTCTATTTTGAAGTTCCTCAAGTTTTTTCTCGTTTTGTTCTATCATACTTGCAATTTGCTTGTTGTGGTCTAGCAACGATTTAATTTCAAGCCCTTTATTTTGAACTGTGTAATCAATGCTAATTCCTTTGTTACTTAAATTGCTAATTTTATTTTGAGCCTCAAAAATCGCCTCTGTTGTGCCTTTTTCTTCTGCCTTAATGTTTTCTTCAACTTCTTGCAAAAGTCGATTTAAACCCAAAATTTCGGTGTTTTCTGCCACTTTAGTGTTAATCAAATTGTTTCTTTCCTCTTGCAAACCAATTAATTTGCTATACTTTTCTTCATCGTATTCTTCTTCGTATTGCTTTAATGTTGCACTCTGACTAGCAATAATATTCTTGCCATTTTCTAAATCGCTTTTTAATTTGCTAACAGTTTTTGTGACATCGTATTTTTGCATTTGCAACTCTTTTTTAACCAACGCAAACTTTTCATCTTGCAATATTTCTTCATCACTTTCAAGCCCTAAAATATTCTCTAGGAAACTTCTTGCGATTTTGTAGTCGATTTTACCAAAATAATTGAAGTCAACTATCGCACGAATTATGTTGAACTCTTTAGGAATAATTACGTTTCTATCAAGTTTTAAAATGTTGTATTTGATAAAATCAAAATATTCTTTGCTACCATATTTTGCACCATTGATTTTGAACTCGTTGACTGTTCGTGCAAAAGTAAAATTGCCGTTTAAATCTTCTTTGTATGCATCATAATAATTTCTTTCCAACTTGTAACTCGTTGTTTCGCTTGCTAGTTCTAAAGCTACATTCACCACATCACGCAAATTATTTGTGTTTCTGTTGTCAGCGTTTTGTTTTTCATAAACTAAAGTTTCATCGCACAATACCCACATTATTGAGTCTATTACACTTGTTTTTCCAATACCATTTCTTCCACTAAACACGTTAATTTTCTTGCTAAAATCAAAATGCAGATTTTTAATTCCTCTAAAATTGTTAATTTCTAAACTTTTAATTACCATTTTTCGCTCCTTTTCTAAAATAATTTGTTTAGGTCTCGGCAACTTTTTGCTATCTAGACTAATCATTTCCATTGCCTTTTTCACTTTCAATTTTGTTTCTGATTTCGTACCAAGCACCAGAACAAATATCAATAACTTTGTACTTATTTTTTGTTTTGATTGTGCATACCCATCTCATTTGTCGTTGCACACTCCAATCTTTAATTCCGTTTTTATACGCAACAAAACTTGTCAATTTAGCAATAGTTTCACGTGAATATTTTTTCTTGATAATAGACAAAGTTATAATATCAAGTGTGTAGTCAAAACCTTTGCATTTTGGGTCAAGCCCTTTTTCAACCATCCAATCAAAAACCATTTGTTTAATTTTAGGATTGTCACGCAGTTCTTTAAACTCGGTTTCAAATCTTTCATTCATACATTTTTTTGCTCTCCTTTCTTCAAAAATATGCGTTCAGTACGACAACGCAACACTATAATACCACAAAAAAGACATAAAGTCAAGTATAAAAAGCAAAAAAAAAACAAAAAAAAGTAGTCAAGCCCAAAAACTCAACTACTCTTCACCCAATTTTATTATCTATCTACTAACCAAAAATCTGTGATTATTTCTTCGCTACAGTCAAAAATATCATAAATTACCCCAAACACACTGACTGATAAATGCCCATTCATACGCAAAATCACTATATCATCACAAAAATCAAGTGCCACATCCTCTGCGCTTTTACCGTTGCCAATAAAATGTGGTAAGTCAAAATCATAGTCTAGCAATTTTTCATAACATCTAACTGACAAATCATCGCACTGAAACAATTCCCCGTTCAAATGCAACATTTCCATAACTTCAAAATAATCAATTCCTAAAGCTGTTGAAATGGCACGAATAACACAATCAGGAATACGATAACCATTTGGATTAGCATTGTAGTATTTATAAGCCATTTTCCCAACCTCTTTTCTTGATATAAAAATTATCTTTATTCAGGTTCGCCATTTACTACATCATAGTAGTAAGCACATAATTTGTCTCCACCTTTTAGATTTGAGTCGCTATCTTCAAGAAAACCTTTTGCTAGTGCTATAAAGTAATGTGGGTCGTTACTAACTGTGCCATAGTCACTAATTACCATATAATAAGTTGTCAAAAACTCTTCTTCATCATAATCTTTAAAACTAGCATTCATTTGTCTAGCCTTATTAATCACTTCTTCTTTGCTTAAATTAAACTTATCATATTTTTTAAGTTCTTCGCACCATTTATGTAAGTCCTCTTCCCACATTTTTTCACCATCATAGCCATAATCGTACCCATAATCATAACCATAGTCTTCATACTCACGTGGTCTCATACCACCTATACCATACCCATACATTTCATATTCCATAGGTCTAGCACGTTCTCCATATCGTTCATAACCCATATCAACATTTTGAGCCTTTCGCATTGCACCGCCCCTATTACCATATCTGCTACTATATTCTGGCATATCGTAGTTATAATCCATATTTCTTTCCATTCCTCTGTCTCTCCCACGACTTCTCGAACTTACTACATAGCCACCTCTTGAACCATATGGATTTCTTCCATCTCTGCCACGCATTTCTCTTCGCATCTCTCTTTTTCTCAAATATTTACTTGCCATTTTTTGCACCCCCTCAAGCCACTTTATCAACGTTGACAACAACATTACTAATTGTCGCACCAACACCTGTGTTTAAAATGCCAATGTTTTTGATAACTGTTGTAGGGCAACCTAAAACGCAAGCACTATCAACTATAACATAATAATCTATTGTAGTCGTTTTTACTTCTGTTGCAGCTGTTGTAATTGTTTCACTTGCTAACGCACTTGGTAATGCTACACCATTTTCTGTTAATTGAAATACTACTACTCCTGCAGTTGGTGCTGTAAAAGTAACATTAGCAGTTATATGATATATACCACTATGTTGTAATGAAATTGATGTGCTATTAAAATCAAATGCTTTCACACCACTACTATTTTTCTTACAATATTTGCGATATACTTCGCCTAAATTAATTGTTCCACCTGTCAAAACTGATTGACTAGTTGAGTTTCTTGTACCTATTAATAACATTTTTTTATTTCCTTTCTTACTTTTCTTAACTTCTCTTAATTTTATTTGTTTAATTTTAAAAATAAAAGGCAACGGGGATTAGCCATTGCCTCAAAGAACTAGGATATTTTAATCTCCTTTTTTAAATGGATATTTAATCCAAAAAACAGTTATTAAATTGTATTTGAACTAAACATCAGTCATATTTGCAATTCGCACTACATTATTGATCCACTGCAAGTGCAAGGATTTGTGTAGCAACAATAAGGGTTTGGTGCTGAATAACTAGGAATTGGTGTCGGTCTTAATTGATTGATCAAATAAGTGTTTTGTTGTGCTTGTGAAGCTGCTAATCTTAAAGCATTAATTTCATTTTGTTGTGCTGATATTTGTGCATTCTTATCTTCAATTCTGTTAGCAACGATTTCATCGTGTAATGCTCTGTAATTTGCATTGTTATTATCAATTAAATCACGTGTTGCGTTTTGGATTGTGTTTTGGATTGCACAGCTATTTGTTGCTAAATTATAGTTTACACCATCAATAGCACGTTGTGTAGTGCAGCAACAACTTGCTAAATCGCTTGATAAGTTGTTAATTGCGTTTCTAGTTTCATAACCATTAGTCATAATTGCTTGGTTAACACCTGAAAAGCCTGTTAAAAGACTAGTGTTCATATTGTAAAAACCATCGCATAAACCATTTTGAATATAGCGAGTTTGTGATGTTAAATCGCCAAATCCAGCACTTAACTGTCTTTGGATAGTTGCAAAATCGCTAGCTAAAACATAGTTATCAGCTACTCCACCACCGTTAGAAGCATTTCCCCAACCGTTATTATTCCAACCACCTAAAGCGAAGATTAGGAAGATGATTATCCACCACGCACCGTTATCTCCCCACATTCCGTTAGAAAACCCATTGTTTCCACCACCAACATTAATAGGTGTATCACTTTCAATGTACATAATTTTTAAAATTTCCTTTCTTAATATTTTTTATATAAAAACTGCTATTAGTCGACATTTAGCAATTTGTTATATCACTTTGTTTTCATCACATTTTTTCGCCACGTTATTTTCATCACGTTGTTTTCATCACATTGTTTTCATCACGTTGTTTTAGCGTTTCCCACCATTGTTATTATTATTAATCATATTTGCAAACGGGCTTAAATCGATATTATTTTGTTTTGCATATTGTTTCATAAATTGTTGTGGTGACATTCCACTTTGCTGTATTTGATTTAAAAGTACCCTTGCTTGTGGGTTCTGACTTACTATATTTTGTATGATTTGATTAGGATTTGCACCTCTTCTCATAAATTGAGAAAAAAATGCTAATGGGTTAAACATATTTCATTACCCCTCTTTCTTTACTTGCACTTGTGGTGTTTTGCTTACCACTAAATCGATTTGTCTCGTTAATCGGTCAAGTGCGTTATTCATTTTGATTTCGTATTTTGAGAACTCTTCTAAAGTCAAATAATTTGCTAATTCCTTTTTTTCTGCCAAATTATCGGTCAAAATTGGGCTAGGTTCGATTTTCTTCCCTAACTCGTTAATTTGTACATCTTTCATTTCAAACGCATTTAGGGTGTATTTTCCCTGACTATCTGCACGTTTTTCAAATAGCAAGTTGCTATCACTATCTTTTAAATAAATTGTTTGGTTAGGTTGCACGATGAACGCTTTTGCTCCTTCAACACCATTCACAAATGTTAGTGGTAAGTAATTTGTTTGTGGTGCAACTGCTTGAAATTGATTATTTGCAAAATTGTTTTGTGGTGCATTATAATTAGGTTGCTGATTAAAATTAGGTTGATTATAATTGCCATTATTGTTATTATATCCATAATTTGCACCATAATTATTTGCATAGCCACTATAATATGGGTTGTATGCCATATGTTTTGTCCTCACTTTCTTTTTTATTTTACACACACATAATATATTGTTTTCTCAATTTTCATAAGTGCGTTTTTAGTGCATTTTCCCATAAAACAAAAAAAGATTAAGTTTTCACCTAATCTCTTTGACTTTCTTTTATAAACTTTTTAATTCTTCTAGTTATCGTTGTATGGTCTACCTCTAAAATGTAAGATGTTTCATCGAGCGTATTATTCAAAAACAAATAAATTGTCTCTGATAATCTCGGCATCCCTTTTGCAACACAAAACTTTTCGATACTTTCTTCATCAAGATTTTGCTCGCCTAAAATCTCAATAATCTGCTGTCTGTTTGTATTTTTCTTCTTTTTCTTTGGTTTCTTAATATCTAAATAATCACGAGCATAAAATGAAAACGTGTTGATAAAATATGTGAAAATTATCACTAATAAAATGCTTAAACTCTTTTGTGGAATAATTCTACTTGCTAACCAATAAACAATTATCGTTAAAATCGTACATCCCCACATTGAACTTGCGTGAAACTGCTTTTCAAACCTAGTTCTGAAATAGAAAAAACAAAAATACAAAATTATCATTTCCCAAAGTGCATTATTAAAATAGCCAAAACCTAGTAAGACCAATAGTTGAAAAAGACTATGAAACATAGTCTTTAATTTAATTCTTATTTTGAACAACTTTTTTCGCATTTTTCTAGCATTTCCTTATATTGCTCTGCTACCACTTGAACATCTAAATCGTGCAATTTTGCTATTTCTTCAATTAGCACTTGGTCTTTTTCACCAAAAGCTTGCAATAATAAAAATCCCATTACTTTTCCTCCTTGTTTTTTTCTTTCCTAAAGTTATATAAGTAGAATAATAAAATCATAATGTAATAATCAATTTGATACAATACTTGTTTCAAAAAGCAATTTGATGTGTTAAAATCAAACGATAAGTTTCTTAACACAATAGTTATCAATTCAAAGCCCAATACTAGAGAAAAACAAACAATATTTCTCAAAAAGTTTTTGTTGAAAATAGTTGTAATTCCTAGCATTATAATTATATCTAATATCAAAGATATAAACGAGTTATACCAACTAATTAAACTTTTAGCAATTAAAAGTGGTAAAAACACAATAAGTTGCTTCACATTCAAACGTTTAGTATTTAACATTATGCACAATATAAAATAACTACTAATTAAACATATTATGTTTGCCAAAACCATTTTTAACCACATATTTTCATCGATAAAATCGCATATTCTTACAAGTATTGAGTTCTCACTTCCCAATTCAAAGATGTTTAAACCAAATATTTTTACTACAAAACAACCTATTAAAACTAACCAACTCACATATATTAATGAGCCATATTTGTTTTTTGTAAAGTCATCCAACTTACTTTTGATTTTCTTCAATTTATTTCCCTCAAAGTCTTTTAGATTTTCCCTTACCTAACACAACGTTTTTTGCCCTCTTTTTTCGTTATCTAATTTATAAACTTAAAGCGTGTTGATATTGATTAATTTGTTCTTGCAAGTTTTCAATATCTTTGTCGATGCTCTTCAACTCATTTTCAAAGTTGTTAGCCTCTTGTTGCAATTGTGCTAATTGTTGATTTAATTTAGTTATATCGCCAATTCCTAAACTTATCAATTCTTGCACTGGTTTAATTTCCAACTTCTTTGCCTCAAAAGAAACCAAAACTTTGTTGTACTTAATTTTTGATTGTTTTAATGTGTTCTCTAAAGTCCTTAAAGCATTTTGTACTACTCTTCTTGCTTCAGGACTTAATTTTGAACCAACTTTGTTGCCCAATTGCTCAAGATAGTTTTTAGCAGTTTGCAAACTACCTACACCAACCCACTTGCATTGATTTCTAATTCCAAAAACTATGAATAAAACTGAAATTACACCAACACCGATTTTAACTCCTAGTTCCCAACCTCTTGTGTCAGGGAAATATTTTAATATAAAATCAAAGTTGTCATATATGTAAGCGTATATTGTAAAACCTGCATACACTATTGATCCACATAAACCTATTAATTGTTCTTTGTACTTTACAATCCATTTAAAAAAGTTCTTTATTTTCTTCATTTTATTTTTTTTACCTTTCGTGCTTCTTAAAACCAATTGTCCTAATGTTTCTCCTTCTTGCATCGGATTTTGAGAGATTTTAATCGCCTTCATTGATATTTGAGAGTCAACTATTTTGTGTAAAACATCTTCGTTTCCCTCTTTATCTTTCTTGTTTTTTTCATAATCGTTAAACACAACTTTCAAAAAGCCAATAAAAACTAAAATTAAAATTATCAATGAGTACGCTATTTGTATTTTCTCGATTTGCCACTTGAAAATAACTGTTATTATTACCCCTAGCAAAGTCCCACCAAGAATATCCCAATATTGCTTTAAGGACTCTATTATTCTTTGCATTATTCTCTGCATAGCAATACGTTTCCTTTTCTTTTTTATTAACATTTTGTTTTGTTTCTTCGCACTTTTTTAATTATAGTAATTGTATGTTAGACTTGGGTACATAATATCATCATCACCCGCAATCGGTATGAATGAAAATCTTTCTGTTCCTATATAACTTCCACTTGTATCATAGAAATTGATGTCAAATTCAATTCCTGTACCAATTGGGCAAATCCAATATTGATCACTTTCAACTGAACTGCTACCAACTTCGCCACTATAAGATGTTGTTGCACAAACTAATTGTTGACTTGATTTATACCAAACAAAATTGATGGTTGCTGAACCTAACAATGTTTGTACCACTTTCCACAAACCTTCAATAGTTTCATCGCTTTGAATATTGAAACTTGACTTATCCCAACCGTTAAACTCATAACCACTTTTGCTACCTGCATAAATCGTTTTGTCCCCTGCACTAACGCTTTCAAGTGCATCACTAATTGAAACATAAGTACCTTTTTCCAATTCCCACGTTTCACTAGTTTCATAATCGTTATTAGTGTTGATTGTTAAGAAAACATTGTTTTGTATCACATATATGTTCCCACCATAGTTTAACGCTCTTAAAGGTTTTCCATCTACATTTTTTATTTTTTTACCATTTGCTCGTATCTCTTTAACTTCAATTGTTGCCATTTTGTTTTCACACTCACTTTAATAAACTCTATACAAACTCGCTATGAAATTGTCAAATCAACTGTTCCATCTGAATTAGCAGTCACAACAACTTTTGATTTACTTGCTATTTCACTTTTTAAAGAAGTGATTTCCGCATTTAATCTGTTTATTTCTGCAACGATTGAGTTCATTATTTCTGCCGTTAATTTTGTTCCTGCTTGCGTGATGTTGCCAGCCCTTGCTAAATCAAATATATATGTTGTGTTTGTGCTTGTGTCAACTGCTCTATATCGATTTAGATTAGTACCAACTTCATTGACAAACGTTATGTTTAATGCCATTTTGCCACCTCTTTTTTAATTACATTTTTTTCTCTAAAAAACCTAAATTTAAACACGACCTTATTCCAAGTATTTATATCCAAATCTAGTAGCCTGACCTTCAAACCAAATAGAATCGTATTCTTTAGGTGGTCTCAAACCTTTACGGTAATACTTCAATTCTCTATACCAATATCTAATAGCACTAGCTAATTGTATTAATATTTCGGAAGGTCCAAAGAACATATTTTGTATAAAATGCCCGTGTTCGTGTTTTAATAAATGTTCACTAGGATTTTTATTTACAACAGCTACAAAACCACAATTGAAACCACCCCAATAATTACCTATTTCAAAGTAAACCATTTGATGAAATCTTTTTGGTTTTCGCCCACAAACAATCAAAACTAGAAAAATCAATAACCCTATTAAGTTATCAAGCAAACCCCAAGTTAATTGTATAATCCAAAATAATATTTTTTTCATAATTTTAACCTTTACTTATGTTTAACCATTGTAATAACCTAGTTCAGCAGTATCGGAAGCAATAGCAATTGTTGCAACGCCAACACCTTTAAAAATTATATTCATTGTTCCAGATATTGCATGTGGTGATGGTGTGTAATAGCCATTATAATAATCTCTATCACTTAAAGTAAATACAATAGGACTATTTTTATATATAACAATAGTCTTTGTTGTTTCATCTAAACTATAGTAACTATAGCTAACATATTGATTAGTATTTGCGTCTAAATAAGATATAAAACAATAGTCACTAGTTCCTTTTGTTATTACAACTGTGCTTTTCTCTGGTGTTGGAACATTAACATTTACACTTGCATAACTTGTAACATCTGTTATGCCATTAGCAGTAATTTGTTTTGTCCCTTCAGGTTTGATATATCCTGCAGGAATAGGAACGTTAACATTTGCATTTGCATAATTTTTAACACTGTGTATTCCGTTATTAGTTATTGTTATTGTCCCACTAGGTGTTTCTAACACCCCTGTTATTTTTGCACCACTTTTGTCGTGTGCTGTTGTACCTTTCGTTAAAGAGTTAGCATCAACGGTGTCTCCTGTTAAATCTATTAATGTTTTTTTATTATAGATGATTTTGTTGTATGCCATATTTTGTTTTTGCTCCTTTTTTAATCAATTGTATTAAGCAATTGTGACTGTTAATCCGCCTGCAGAATTTTCACTTTCTACATAAGGAATTGCTTTAACTACAACTTGTGAAATGTAGTTGAAACCATCACCTGGTAACACTGTTTGTTGAGCTACTGTCGGTGTAACTTCTTTTGCCTCTGCTTTAACATCTTCAGTACCTGTCATTGTTCCTTCAACACCTAAGATTGTGATGCCTTGTCTGATGTTTGTTGGAATTATTTTTGCTTGTTCATCACTGTCAATTGTTACACCACCACTACCATCGTGATAACCTTGTGGAATTGTGTATTTTCCTGAAACAGTTGCAATTACACCATTAGCTTTACCATTATTTGGCATTGTACCTGTTATTTTGCTACCACGAGCATATGCTGTTTTTCCTAGCAAAATCTCTGCAACTGCAGCTGTCGCATCTTGTGTGTCACTATCATAAGTACAAGTACCCGTAATTGTCGCACCTGACTTATCGTGAGCTGTAAAATCTTTCAACAACTTATCAGCGGAAATTGTATCGGCTGTTAAGTCAATAAGTGTTCTTCCACCGTAAACTATTTTATTGTAATTTGAGTTTGGCATTTTTTTTACTCCTTCTTTTTTTGTTTTTTTTAAACTATTTTAACCTATATAAACTGTTTTACCATTTTGCAAATTGCCGACCTCATAAAATGGTATTTCTTTAACTGTTACATCATTTTTCATATTCTTTTCTTTTGTTGGTAAGACTTGAGCCACAGTTCTAGGTGTGACTTCGTACTCGCCTTCATATTCTTGGTATTGCCCACCTATAATAACTTTATCTTTAAAATCAAGTTTTATATCTCCATTTTCTTTGCCAAAAGATATTTTAATATCGTTCTCTTTACGTAAAATTATTTTTATTTTATCCACTGTAAGTTACCTTATTAATTTTTGGCAAAATGGAAATTTGTGAGCAATAAGTCGCCGTTTGTATTTTATCATCGATAAACTTTATTGTTAAATCATACGAGGCATCAATCTTTGGAAACTTGCTACTTTCTTCAGCACTTATGCTTAAGGTAAAATAACTATCTTTAGTTAGCACTAATTTTTTACATATTCCTAGTTTTTCGCACGTGAAATATATTCCTTCGATTTTGTCAGTTTCAACACCTTCAACATAAACTTGTCTGTCAAAACTGTCACCTTGTATAATTTGTAATCTTATATTTCCTGTTGTTTCCATTAATCAACACCACCTAATTTCATTTCATTACCAAGTATTTTTAGTCCCGTTATATCAAACATAAATTGCCAATTAGTGATAACACTCAAAACACTTTCTAATCGTGTTTCTAACTCATTTGCTTTTTCACTGCTCCAATTTTGGTTGATTTGTGTGCTAATATTTAATCTTGAAACACTTAAGTCGATTGCTTCCAACAATAAATTGATGTTTTTCTTCACACGATTTAAGTCGTTCATATCGACAATATCGTTTTCGTTCCAATCTGTTTTATTAATAAAATCAACACTAATTCCTAAAATCTCTAATTGTTCTTGACAATATTTATTATAACCCTCTATTCTGTTAAATTCAACACTAAAGTTATATATATCTGTTTTTTTCCAAGTTTTCATTTTTTACTCACCTTCGAAGTTTTGTTTGATAGATTTTGTAAATTCAATTCTTGTCGGTGTGAACGTGTTGTTTGTGTTATAAGCCGTTTGATAAGTGCAAGTGTCTCCTAATTCCACATATGGTATTTGCAACGTATCAAAATTGTATTTTATATCTTTTCTGCTTAATTTCCAATCACCAACAGTTTTTGCGTTTTCACTTGTTATCAAACAATTGTCAACTTTGCTTATTGCATAATCATCAACTACAATATCAGTTGTCTTTGTAATTCTCTTAACAATGTTTGTAGGGCTATACAAAATCGCCTTCAAAATTACTTTTGTTTGTGCTAACACATTAACTACACAACTTGTCGCATAAGCTTTTATTATCGTATAATTTTCGTTAGTTTCTGCTTTCTTTATAGTCGTTTCATCAACAGGAAAATTGGTATATAAAATTGTGTGTTCGCCCACACTTAATTCTGCATTATATATCTCAACATCTTTTTCAGTTTTATTGCCAAAGTTGTATTCCACAACATCGACAACATTGTTGAAAAGGTTTCTACTTGGATTTTCGCTAAAAATCATATTCCGTTTGAAATATTTAGCAACAACATTTTGTGTTTTATATATTCTCGTTACACCATATCTTGTTTTGCTAACTACACAACAACCTGCCTCACAAATTAATCTTAATGCCTCTCTAAACTCAACGTTCGGCACATAACCCGTTAATTTGATGTTGTTCAACGTGCTATCAATAACATATTTAGAGTAGTTAAAATAATTGAATAAATCGCCCAAAATTTCGCCTATGCTTGCGTTTTGATAAAAATTGCTACCATAATACGTTTTGTTCATAAAGTACGTGTCATCGTAAGCCTCAATCTCTAAATAATTCTTTTTGCTATCAAACTTTTTAAGTAAAAAAGTTCCTAGTGGTAGTTCTTGAAAACTGTCACCAACTTGCAAATAGTGGTATAGAGATATTTCTTGTCGCTCTTGCAACTTCTTCAATTTGTTATTGGGATTTAAAACATCGTAATCGCCGCTTTTATCTTCGATTGTTAAATTAAGTGAGTTTGAACTCAAACTGCTACTATCGATATTTAATTCTTCAATTATGTTATAATCTGCTATTTGCTCTTCAGTAAATTGTTCGTAAGTTCCAAAATCTATTTCATTAAACTTGATATATCTTTTTGGTGTTCCCGTTTTGATAAACTCAATTTCTATTTTATTAAAATAAGTTATCGCATTTGCAACTGCACCTTCCGTTGTGACATTTAAATCGCTATTATTAGTGACATTTCTTTGTGCTACAAGATTTGTGTCCAAATAATACTTAACACTAAACTGTTCGCAAACTTCTTGAAAATACAACGTTAATTCAGTAAACTCAATATTTTCACTAAAACTATAAACTATTTTGGGATTAGTTGCAAACAAACCATTAGCATTTGAAAGACTCGAACTCCAATATGCTAATATTTCTTTTTCGTTCGTGCTATTCTTATTTGAGATAAAATAATAATTTCCATCTAGTTTAACACGACCTAATTCACAACTTATATAATTATATCTTGTGTCTTTAATCTCATTAAATGTTTTACTAACATTTGCAAAAGGTTTCGCATTGCTTGTTACATTGTTTATTTTGCTTTTCGCCTCTTTGTTATAAACACCATATTTTGCCACAACATAACTTTTTCTACTAGTTGACTCACAAGCTACTTTGTAATTATCACTTACTACTATCATTTTTACCACCTATTCTAATTCAGGTTCTGCATTATCATCAAACTCATCTAAATTAGTTTGCACAAATGTTGTCGCTAAACCTTGCCAAATCTTTTTATTAGAAATAAACAAATACAATTCAGTTGAAATATCTGTTCTATAAAATTGCTTTGTCTCTTTTTCACCACTCGGCATCTCAACGATAGCATTAAACTTTGGTGGTAAATGCGTTAGGATTTTGTACCAATTATTATACTCAGTTGTGTTAGGAATTAAGTCCCAAGTTAAATCCAACATACAATAACTGCCTATTCTTTCCCTAAACATTTCGCCTGTTAATTCGTTTCTGCCACTACCTTCTTTGTCAACATCTGCAAAATTGACTTTAAAATTAGAGCAAGGAGGAGATACGTGTCTAAACTCAACACTTGTTCCATTGACAGTTCTATTATAAAAAATCTCTAACAAATTGCCATTAGCCATTTCTCTCACTCCTTATTTTGCAAATATTAAGCGACCTTTTCTAATCGCAGTTTTTTCTAAATCATCGTATATATTTTCGCTAACTTTTCTACCGTTTAATTCAATAGGTCTATTCGCTAAATCTTCAATCGCACTTATAACTTGTTTGTCGCCATTCATTATTGCTTGTGCTATCGGTAGCATACTTTCAACAAATACTTGTCTCATTAGATTTTCAGGTGTGACAATTTCAGGATTAGAATTAGCACCTGCATATTCGCCTACCATTGCCATTGTTGGACTACTTACAACACCACCACTTGCTAATTCGGGTATTCTGCCAAACTTTACATTATCAATAGGATTTAAGTCGATTTTTTTCTTACCTATAAAAGTCAAAATACCATTTATCATTTTGATAACCTTGTTTAGTGCACTATTGAGTTGACCAATTCCAAAATTAACTACGCCTTCTGCTAGACCTATTAAAGCGTTTAACATATGCCCTGTTTCGTTTAAAAACTTTTTACCTAATTCTTTAAAGAACTTCGGTATTTCAACCATAAAAAAGTCAGGTAATTTAACATATAAAAATTGACCTACTTTGCCATTGTAGAATTTGTTCCACCATTCATCCCAATCAATTTTGAATATATCTTTAAACGCTTGCGACCACTTTTTGCTTATTTCTTCAACATCAGTAGAAGCAAAGTTTTTAAAAGCATCATCCATTTCTTTAAAATCTAATTTTACTATTGCTTCTAACAGAGCAAGTGTGTCTGCTACTTTGTCAACAATACCGCCTAAAGTATATGTTGCTAGCGTTATTAGTGCATCGACAATTGGGCTAATCACATCCCAAATGCCTTTCAAACTTTCTGTGATAGATTTTATATTTTCGTTGAAGGTTTCTCTAAAATCATCGTTGTTGTCATATATTTCTTTAAACTTCTTGACAATTCCGCCAACAATTAAACCAATTAATATTATTTTTCCTAGTGATAAACTTAATTTACCTGCTATTCCTTTTATAGCACTATATAAATCAGAAACTTTCTTAGAAACAATCCAACCACCAACTATTATGCCTATTGCCTCTAAAGTGCTTTTTATCTTCCCAAGATTTGTGTTTCCATCTTTAAGTTTCCAACTAATTTGCTCGATTTTGTTTCCATCTTCATCAATGTAAGAACTAATATCTTTTGTATAGCCTAACCAAGTCAAGATTTTTTCAGAAATATCATTAGCCTTATTAGAAACACCATCTAAATTACTTTTATATTGCTTGATTTTTTCAATTAGTTTGTCATAGTCGTGTGTTATCGTGTTTGTTGAAGAACTAGAGCCTAAAACGTTAAGTTTGTCAAAACCTAATAAATCACTTTTAAGATTTTCAACTGCCTCACTAGCTTCATCTGCACTTTCTTCAATATTGCCAAATAAACCACCTTGACCTGCAGCTTCAAATTTGTAACCTTTTGCGATGTTTAGTGCTTTTAACATCTCACGTAAAGCAATTGCACCTGCCAACGTTTTTTCAACGAAACTCGATAAGTAAACTTGGGTTAATTTTCCTAACCACATTCCTACTTCTTTTAAAACTTCTTGCAACTGTTTCATTTGTTGAGCGGTTTTGTTAATAGTCTTTTGGAAGTCATCAACAGCACCTGTTCTTTCCATTTGTTGTTGAACTGCAATAATTCTCAACAAACGCTTTTCAAGTTGGTCGAGTTGCCTAATTGTTTTTGTTCCACCAATTTCTTGGTAAATTTTGAAAATGCTTGCCTCACTAACATCATAACCTGCAGTTGATCGCACTGCTCTAATTTGCCCACTTAACACTGATTGAAATTGCTCCATTGCTCTTCCAATACTAACATTGAACAATGATGCATAGTCAATTGCCATACGTGTTAATGTTTCGCTCAATTTATAACTTGTATTGCCACCTAAACCACCAATAGCATCCAACATATTTTTGAAAGTTGCTTGGTAGTTCATAATGCTTTCAGTTGACAAGTTGAAAGCGTACGTTAAACTATTTACAAACTTTACTGCCTCTGAATAGTAGCCGCCCATTGAAACTTGAAACTTATTCAACGTTTCTTCAAAGTCTACACTACTTTTTAGCATCCTAAACACTGCTTGCGACAAACGTTTAGTAACATTAATGTAATAAATTATTTTACCAACATTAAAGAGATTTTTAAATGTTTTTTGTGAGTCCACTTGAACTTTCTTAAGTTGATTATTAAGTTTTCCTAAATCAATTGCATTAGAAAAATTTTTTAAGTTAGGAGCAGCTTTTTCTAATTCATCCAAAAATGGTTTGACTGCTTGCGTAAGTTTTGCAAATTGCTCTTGTGTTTTTTGCAAATCTATATTCTCAAGTTTTTTAATTGTATTAATTGCTTTATTTAAAGAACTTGATACACTTTTTAATGGGGTGCCATTTGTCCCATAGCCTTGTGTTGCCTTATTAATTGCATCAAAAAATGGTGCAACGCTTTTTGTCAAACTATCAAATTGTGTTTTTGTCTTTTGCAAGTCAACTTTTTCAAATTTTTTAATTACTCCAATAGCCTTATTTAGAGAACTGACCATTTTATCAGACTCAACACTTAAATCAATTATTAAATTACCAACATTATAATCCGCCATTTTTTAGTTATTTCTCCTCCTTTCTTCAATAATTTTTTTGATTTGGAATAACTGATTATTATTTTTAGAAGTATCTAAAGTGTTAATAAACTTTTTATTTTCAGCTTCCATTTTTTTCTCTTGTGTAAAAGGATTAAAAATATCTTCTTTTGGAAAATCAATTGCCTTTGAACCTTTTTCACGGAAAGCATTTGACAAAGTTGTGGAAAACGCTAAATTATTATAAAGTGCGTTAATATGTGCTTGTTTGTGAACTTTATTGTAATATGCTTTTTGATATGCAAAAAATAAGTCACTATCTTCATCCCAAAATTGTTGTGGTGTCATTCCATATTGTAAAGCCAAAGGCAATTCTTCATTAAAATAATATCTCTCTAAATCGCCGTTATATTTTTTTAGTAATAAATTGAACTCATCGGTGCTTGTGGTATCTCTTCCTCGTGTGGTGTCACTACTTGAGGTTCTTCCACTTGAGTTTCTTCCACTGCTGTTTCCATTGCTTTTTCTTCTTCTGCTTTCGCTTGCAAGTATGGATGAACTTCTAACACCCCACTTGCTTGTGTAAAAACATCACCTAAAATTGTACTAATTAATTCATATAATGCGCTAAAGCCATATTTTTCTTCGTTAAAATCTAAAATATCTTCGTATTCATCTCTTGTTATGCTTGGGTACTCCAAGTTAAGTAAATCAAAGAAAATATTTTCAATTTCTTCAGGATTTTCCTTATCCATTTTTTTAATGCTATTTGCAAGTTTTAATTTTTGTCTACGTGTCAACGTATTAAATTCATATTTGTTAAGATTTCTATCTTCGATAAAAGGTTTCATATTTTTCACTCCTTGTTTTTATTTTTTTATTTTATCTTGCCTTTTTTTGCTTTTATAATTAACCCGCTACACCTTTAACAATAACTTTAATTGCACGTTCGTTGCTAGCATATTCTGAGTCAGTCGCTTTAACTGTAACGATACAAGAACCATTCGCAACACCTGTGATAGTTAATGTTCCTGTTGTTATGCTTGCAGTCGCTACTGATGATGCACTACTTGTTGCTGTCAATGTTGCTCCTGAAGGTGTAGTTGCAACAACAATTGTCTTTGGTGTTGTGCCATTTAATTCAACAACGCTTGGTAAATTGCTTTCAAAAGAAATTGTGTCTTGGAATAAATCGTATAAATCTGTTTCCAAACTATCATTTGCATCACTAACTGCTACTGTCATAACAATTGTTTTAATTGAGTCTGTGCCAACTTCTCCTAATCTATAACTTGGTTCGCCTGAAAAAGTTTGACCACTAAAATCATCTAAATCAATAATTGCGAATTTGCAAGTTTGACCTTTGATTTTTTCCATTAAATTAATGTTGTCAATGTTGTAAGGTAATGTGAACTCGGGTGTTTCAACTGAATTTTTACCTTTAACATTTGTAATATTCATATTTGTTGTACTAGAGAACTCTATCATATTTGGTGTGCCAAAAACACTTGGTATACTTTCAACTGCACTTAAAATGTGATATTTTGTTTCACTAGGCAACATTACACATAATGCTGTTCCTAAACCTGCTCGAACAGCGTGTTCTTTAAATTCTTGAAACATTTTTGTATTCTCCTTTTTAAATCAATTTGTTTCTGTTAGGTTTAAAACTTTTTGTGAAACGCAAAGTCGCACGATAACTATCTTTGTTTTTGCTATCAAAATCGGGCATAATCGCATTAATTCCACCTATCATTTTGTAATAATCTTGCATAACTTCAAGAATTAAAATTGATATTTGTTTGATTGCATCATAGTTATCTTCATTCTTGTTACAGTAAACTTCGATATTATAACTCAATGCTCTCGTTGTGTCATCAAACGTTGTGCTATAACTTTGCAACAAATTATTTGTCTCTTCAAAAACTACTACGTTATTTTGCTCTTTAACTTTGTTTCTACCTACCCAAACTTCATATGTGCTTTTTCCTTCAACATATGCTTTCAAAGTTTCAAAAATCTCTTCATTAGGTAAAAACATATTGCTAATTTCACTCATTGTTTTTCAACTCCTATTTTAAACCTGTTTTTTCTTTAATAAGTTCTTGATAAATCTCTTTGTACTTGCCAAAAATTGTGAAGTCTAGAAAAGCATCATATAAAAAAGATTTTCCCTCGTAACCTTTAAAACCAAACATAGATATTCCTAACTCTTCGTTTTTCCAATTCCAACCCTTTGAACCGTGATTATTAACATCATATTCATAGCCCAATTCGTTTGCTTTTCCGTGAGGGTTTTGCTCACCTATTAAACCTGTTCCAAACTCAACGTAAGCACCAACAGGATTAACATTTCTCAAACGCCATCTGTTTTTGTCAACTTTTTCTATTATCCAACTTTTGCTAATTTCTGCAGTGCCTTTGTATTTACCAACTCTTCTGTCAAGATAGAAGTCTGCTCTCTCTTTGATCCATACTAAACACCTTTTAAGAAACTCATCATTAATTTGTTTTGCAACTTTTTTCATTCTCTCTAATTCATCAATTGCGTTTTTTAAACTCTTTTTGTCGTTTAGAGATATTGTTATTCTTTTTTTCATTTTCCTACATCATTATTTTTACATTATTTTTGCATTATTTTTACATTATTTTTTTTGTGTATAAGATTGATTGTATTCAAAAGGAAAATCTGCTACTCTAATCCAACCATTTTTTGCATAGTCTTTTTCAAGTCTCACAGGGATTTCTTTCACAACTGTTCCTTTAGAAACTTTTATTTTCTTTTCACCCATTTTCTCAACAACTCCTTATTTTAATCAAATCTATTCTAGTCTTAATATTTTGTGGTAAAACGACTTCAATTCTGTAATTCGCTTTTGTGCATTTTTCATCATCATTTGTCGCCAATTCTTCAAGTTCTTGTTCTGAAATATCGCCATCACTCAAATATGCTCTGTCGCCAACTCGTATTTTGCCCTGAAAGTTTTTCCTATCGACAAACATTCGATAAACATTGTTTATATCTTCGCCATATTCTTCTAACTTTGTGTTCCCTGAAACGGGTTGATAGTTAAAATAAAACTTTTGAGGTTTTTCAAAAAACTCCTTTTCAACACCATTTTTATTTGTGGTGACCTTTTTTCTTTTTGCAATCCATATTTCTTTTTCAAACATTTTTTGCCACCTAATTAATTGAAACAATTGGCACAATTTCATCTATTAATGCTTTTGATAATTGCTCTCTGCTAAAACTTATTGAAATACCATTCTCTTGATATGCTATTGCACTTGTCATACCATTTCGCTCTATCATTTCTTGCATACATCTTAATATCCAATATTTGTTTCTGTCGTATGCCACTTCTTTTTGTTCTTCACTAACATTGTAAAAAGATTTGAAAAGGAGATGTATTAGGATTTCCTTTGCCGTATCTTCCAAAATATCTAAATCATCATCTTCAATATAGGGATATTTTCTTTTGAAATAGTTCAAATAATCCATTTTTTCATCTCCTTATTTTTTTATTTATGATAAAACTTTAACAATGTAAAGTTTGTCAATTTCAGGACAAGAAGGCAATACAACTTCTGAAACTTTTGTATTAACACCAACAGGGTCAGGTTCTTTCCAAGTTGTTACTGCTACACCTGTGCCAACAATTTCGCCTGTTAAAACTGAACTATTTTCACCTAATAAATCAATTTCTTCAGGGGTTGTACCGTAAACAGTTTCACCTAAATCAAGTGTTGAAACTAATGTATATCTATCTTTTGGATAATATGGAACTAAAGTCTTACTCTTGTCTCTAGGTTTTACAAACTCATCATCTGCTACAAAAATTGTAATTCCTGTACTTCTTTCAACAAATGATTTTCTTTCATCTTCACTTGGATATGGAACACTTGTATTGTTCTTATAATAACTTGAAACTTCATCACTGAAAATCAACTTATCAAATACATCTTGGTTCATAATTGCATATTTTGCAGCTTTTTTAGTTAAGTTCTTATATGCTTTAATTCTTGCAATAAAACTTTCAAGAGGTTTAGCTCCTGTTGCAGACCATAATGTTGACTCTGTTACGATTTGTTTAGAACTAACAAAACCATAATCGTATTGTTTGTCAACGCCATTTTCTTGTATTGAAATTGTTCCTGTTCCTAAAATTTGCATACGTAAACGTTCTGCTGTAACCTCAGCACCAATAACTAGATTTCTTAAATCTTTATATAATTCTCTTAACAATGGTGATCTATAAGTTTCCATAGTTGTTAAGATTTTTTGTCTTAATTTTTCATCAACTTTGTAAGCTTCTTTAAAGTAAGGCATTTCTGCTGATAATTCTTCAAAACCAATACGGTCTCTATATAAAACATCTGTGTCCCAATTTGCTGAAACTAAAGCTACTGGAGCATCATTTTTTCCTTTAATTAAGTTAAGTTCAAGTCCCATTTGCTTAACAGGTGGGAAAAACATCTCGCCTATAAATGGTTGTGGTTCAACTTGTTCATAAATAATTTTAACGTTTTGAGCTGTAATTTTCTCTTCAAAGTAATTCATTAATATGCACCTCCGTTAACAAAAATAATGTGTGTTAAAGCTGCTTTTGCTTCTGCCACGATAGTTGGGCATTTTGAGCTATCAACTTCGCCTCTAACAATTAATGTTCCGTTATTTGCACCTGCTGTTACATCTACATCGTGTCTTAAAACACCTTGTGCTTTTGCTCCATCTGAAGCCAAATTTGTTACTACAAGAACTGTATTTCTTGTTTCTAATACACTAGTTGCACCTCCAACTGGTGTTCCTGCTTTGATAATTTTTCTACCATTAGCATCTGCTGTTACTCCTGTGTTTGTTACTTGTACGCCAATTTCAAATGCGTTATCTGGGTTTAATAACACATCTAATTCAGCTTCATAAGTAACTTTTTTTACCATTTGTGCCATTTCTCATTTCTCCTTTTCTCTTTATTTTTTGTTTTTGTTCAAATAGTAATCTCTTGCTTTTGTTGAATAACCTGTTTTGTTTTTGTCAATAAAATCTTGTAATTCTTTGTCAATTTTCTTTTCGTTTCCACCAGTTCCACCTGAGCCATCGCTTGAACGCATAAATTCAGCAACTGCTTGTTTTTTAGCCTCTTCTATTTTGCCATTAACTAATTCAACAATGCTTTTAATTAAATCTTTCTTGCTTTCTTTTTTGCTAATAATTGTTTGGATTTCATCATTTGTGAAAACGTTGACTGCAACAAGTTCATCCTTCAACTCATAATCTTCCATTTTGCTTTCGTAAAGTTTTAACTTTTTATCAATTTCTTTTTGCTCTTCACTTTTTTTCTCATCTTCGGTCATTTTGCTTTTAAGTTGTTTTTTTAATTCTGCTAACTCGCTTGCAGTTTTATCAAAACTGTTTTTTAATTTTGCATATTCTTCTTCAGAATAAGTTTTTGGTGTTGGGTCCCCACCTTCATTACCACCATTGCCATCTTTACCTTCGTTTCCTTCAGCAAAGAATTGAATGTAAGGTCTGATGAAGTAAGGTTTGAAATTAAAGTTAAATCTTTCTGTTTTTTTCATTTTTTCCTCCTGCGTTTTTTGTGATTTTCTCTAATCATTTGCGTTTTTTTATGTGTTTCTCTACACATTTTATATAATCAATAGTCACATTTTTGTGCTATATAATTACCTCGTTTCATTCATTTCATTCATTCGTTCACTTGTTCATTTGTTTGAGTAGATGCTGAACTTATATTTGCTAGTTCTTTTTCTTTCTCAATTTCTTGCAAACGTATTTTTTCTTTGTTTTGTTTCCAAGCCTCGCCTAAGCCATCTACATCTTTTGTTATACCAACAATATTTAAAGCAGCTTTTTCAGGTAGGTAAATATCGTTTAGCATTTTTAAAGCCTCTGATTTCACATATAAGTTGTTGCTCATATTAATATTAAACTTTATCGCTATATCACTTGCACTAACTTTATTAACAGGGCAATTAGCAGTGTTCTTGCAAATCCATAGCATATTTTTTAACAAATCACGCTCAAATTGTACTAAATATGTTTGGTCGACTTGTGCTTGATTTTGTGCTGACTCCCAACCATTACCTAATAATCTTGCTTGACCTGTATCGCCACCACTTGTCACATTTCCACTTGATAGAGGAACAGATGCAATATCATACATAGCTTTCACAACACGCTCATAAAAACTTTGACTGTTCTCTTGGTCGATTTTGCTTGATAATATTTTCATATCTGCAGGAGCAGATGGATTATTTGTATTTAAAACAAGCACTTTTTCTTTTTTAAGTTCTTTGAACTTCCTCATAAAATCATCATCGGTTTTTTGGTTGAAAAGCACGATAAAAGCATTAATTGTTTCTTCAATAGAGTCCATTTCAGAACTATCAATTTTATTGATTAAATTTTGTAATGAAACTACTAACTCGACAATTCCCATTCGGTCTTTGTTTAAACAAAACTCTTTAATAGGTATGTATGGGTAAGGTTGTGGAATATCTTTAATAATTTTATTAGTTTTTGGTTCGATTTCAATTTTTCTATTTGGTAAATATATTTGATAACAATTTTCTGTTTTTTTGTATTCATAGTTGTATTTTTCAGACAACACTACACCAAATAATTTTTCGCTTGGCATATCGTTTGAATAAACCAAAAATGTTTTTTCAATGGGCATATTGACTAATTCAAAAGGAGCTTCATTTTCAACATCTTCAATTTCTGTTCTCTTTGGAAAAATGCGTTGATATGCAATACCAAACTCAAACAAGTCTTGTGCTTTTTCAATATCTAAACTTGGTTTTGAGATGTCGGCAATGTACTTGTTTAAATACAACATATCATCATCATTCACAACTTTTTCATTTATAACTGTATATTCTAGTGGATTACCATACATAAAACCAACTTTGAAATTGACTTGTCTAAACAAATGATTTTCAACAACTATATTATTTATTTCAGAAGAGTCATATCTTTTTTTGCTTTTAATTATTGTTTGTTGCCCTAAAAATTCCTTGTGCAGTGCTTGAATTTCCTCAACATTGACTTGGTGTTGTGAAACTGCACCACCAATAAACTCAAGTAAATTACCCGTGATATTTTTGTAAAAATCTTCTTTGCTAATTGGTATTTGTATTTTTTTTCTTCCAACAAAATTATACATATTTTTCCTCTTTCAATATTTTTTAAAAACTTTTTGCAACATTCTGCACTATTCAAACACATTATAAAACATTTTTTTATTAAGTCAAGTTTTTTTCGCTTAAATTAAGCCAAAATTTCCTTTATAATCGATTTTCACATTTTTATGGTATGATTTATCGTGTCAAAATATGCGTGGAAATAAAGCCAAAATAAAAAAGTGATAAAAAAGTAACAAAAAAAGAGACTATTAAAAGTCTCTGTAAATATTTAAAAATTGGTTAACTAAATTCTGAAGTTTAAGGCATCTAAAACTGTCATCGTGTTTAATGGCATTTGCTCACAATAATATTTAACAAACATCGATATCATATCAGGAAAGTCATCGTGGTCACCATACTTTTGACTCAAACTCCAACTTGTAAATTGTTGCATTCCTTTCCCCATAGGGCTATTCAACGCATACATTTTTATGCTTGGATATATAATTTCTTTTCTCATACCAAAACTTGCATTGCTTATCTTTGTTTGCTTGCTTTCATTACTTGAGAAGAAACTGTCGATTTCTATTCCTTTGCCACCAATTTCCTTTAATTTGTAATTTAACAAATCATCAAAACTAACATCAATATTATTTTCATAACCTAACCTTGTTATTTTATGATGAACTATTTTAAAAGCAACATCATAAATTAATTCCTTTGGTGGTTTTTGCTCAAATATGCAATCGATTAAATACCACTTGCTCCAACCACCCGTTGACTCTTTGTATCTCCTAAAAATACCCATTGCAAAAAAGTCGGTTCCTTTTCTAGTAGGATCTATAAACGCATATGTTTGCGTTCCCGTTTCTGCGAATAATTCTTTAGGTATTGTATCATCGGTATAAGTTAACAACTTGCTATATGCAAATAAAAACTCTTTTGGTGGTGTCGGTCTTTGTTGATAAACAGCATTCCACAAAGCCTCATCCATATTTTCTCGTTTTTCTCTCATTTCTTTTGTGTCATATCTTTCAGGGCAAGTCGTTTTATCGGTCTCATAATCTAAAATCGGTGTTGCTATAAAAACAGAGTCAACTTCGCCATTCTCATTAACAGCTATTTCTGCATATTTATATTTCTTATGTGGAATTATGTTGCAATTAGAACGCTTAAATGCACGGTTTCTCAAAACATTTAACAAGTCAAGGTTGCTCCACATAGTACCCAAAGCAATTACAGGTTGATAAGATTTATCGGCTCTTGAAGTCCATTCTGTGTCATATTTATTAACCATTCTTTTGTGTAGTCTTTCATCAAAAGCCTCATCTGAACCTTTTGTCAAGTCATCGATAATTAGCACTTTACCACGTTTTCCTGTTGTTTGTCCATCACGTGTCGATGCGTAAAAGTTTTTGACTGTTGAAAAATTGAATTGAAAACCAACTTCAACTGAATAAGATAAATATAAATCTTTGTTCCCTATTCCTTCGCCTTTGTTAAAAGCAGGGAATATTTTCCTAAATTGTTTGCTATCAATTATGCTTGCTATTTGTTGAATAAATATTTTACATAAGTCATCAGAATATGTTATTCGCAAAATCGACATCTCACTATCATAACCAAACCAAAAAGCACATAAAATATTAGCTGCATAGGTCTTTCCTGCTCCTGGGAAATAACTCGCACGAATTAATTTTATCTTCTCACCAAAAACCATTTTTTGCGAATAATCAAAAAAACTTTCAAATAATGGCATAGTTGCGTTCCACAATTTCTCGCTTTTCCCACGTTCTAAATATAAAGCAGTTAATCGCAAGTTTCGATAACACGCTAAAGCCATAAAATCATCTTCTAGGTCAAGCCACTTATTTAAATACAAATGATTATCTTCGCTCTTATTTTTCTTGTAAAACTTAATTTTCTCATAACAAATCGGTAATATTTTCTCGTTTATAAAATCACAATAAACTCGTATCGTTTTTTCAAAATCAAAACTGTATTTGTTCGGTGTTAAAAAATTATGTATGCTATTATAAAGCCAATTTTTAAACTCCACCATAAAATTGTAAAAGCCGTTTGAATTATCACTATCATTCTCATAAACTTCTTTTATTGCCAACGCACAACTGAACTCTTTAGCCCACTGTTTAAATAGATTTCTATTTTCTTCTAAAGCAGACAATTATCTCACTCCCTCACACATTTTATTTTTCCTAGCAAAGCCACCTTTTTGACTCATATTTTTTTTGTTATTGTCAAAAAGTTCTTTCAAGTTTTCTCTTTCACTTTTCTCTAATTTGTATAAGTTGCGTTGGATTTTGCAATATAAAGTCGATTTTGGAACACCTAATTTAGTCGCCATTTCCCTTATTGACAACTTTTTTTCAATCATCTCTTTAATTACTTTTGTAATTTCTCTTTCCATTTCTCTGCTCTTTTTTCCGTTTTCTTTTCTTGCCCCATTTCACTTGAATTATTTTTTTTCATTTCAAATATCTCGTTTATTAATTCTAGTTCGCCCAACTTCACAATTAAAGAATTGCCATTTTGCCCCTCTTTGAAAAAGTTCTTTTCTTTCAAATTGATAAATAATTCTTCTTTTTCGTGTATCAAAATCAATTTGTTATCCGTGATTTCTTTAACTTCAAAACCAAAATTATCTTTAAAATCTTTTAAAATATCTTCGATGTGCCTCTCACTTTTTTTAACTAACAAAACTGAACCATTTTTTAAACCAAAACTTAATTGCGATAATAGTTCTACATCTGCTACTACTTTTTTGTTCCCTTCTCGAAGACTTTTGCTTAAATTGTAAAATTCGGGGTGTTGAAGTTCCAAATCGATATTTTCATCAAATCTTATTATCATATCAATATATTTATTCATACTTTTTTGTTTTTCCATTTCTATCACTCCTCTTTATTTCACTTTACTCATTCTTTTTGCTCGCATAAATATTGCCAATCTTTTTTGTACTTTTCTAATTTCTTTTCAAAATCTTTCAAATAAATCTTTGACGGTTCTTTTTTTCCTATAACATAATAGCCCTCTTCATCTTTTTTCGCACATTTTACCACTTTATATAGCCCAATTGTCGACAGAATAAAATCTATTACTAGCATTTCATTCCACCATTATCATCAAGAATAATTTTTCTGGTTTCTTCAGCCACTAATTCTAGTCCATATTGAAAAATCGTGCCAATAATCTCTGCATTATTTTTTGTTTTATATAAAATAATATTTTCTAGAACATTTGTAGTAAGACCTGAATCAACAATTTCTTTTTCGCCATTTTCTATAAGTTCTTTATTTATTAATTTAATTTTCTTAAAAACCCCTTTTTCGTTCAAAAACTCAATTATCTTTCCCAATTTATCTTCTTTTTTAATTTCATCTGCCATTTTATTTTCTCCTCTTTAATTTTATTTTTTTTACTCTTTCCAAAAGCATACAATTTGATTTTCTGGATCTATTTTTTTGTGCAAGTGAAATAAGTTGAAAGCACATTCTTCATATAAATTGCTATGTTCTATATCTTCCGCATTTTTGTTAAATGGTATTGAGGACCAAAACTCTTTTGTTTCCAAATAACTAAATATTTTTTTTAATTGTATTTGTTGCTCTTCAGTTATTTTTTTGCCACTAATTCCGTGTTTCCATTTAGAATATTTGCTCACGCACTCAAAAGGTTCTAGGAGTTTTTTGTAATACTTGTTCGCCATTTTTAAATAAGCATTCGCCAAGTTGAAGAAAATATCACAAGTGCATAAACCATATTCTGTTTCACCACTTTCTATTATCTCTGTTGTGTTTCTTTTGAATTCTTTTAAAGCATCTCCATCAACTTCGCCCAAACAATAATAAAAAATCGCATTTTCCATTAAAATAGAAGTTTTTTTACCCTCTTGTTGTGGTAAACTCATAATTTCATCGTATTTGTTTTTATCAAAAACACCTAAATAACAATACTCACTCATTTTTTTAATCTCCTTATTTTATTCATCTTCTTTACTACGAACTAATGCCTGACCACAATATTTACAATAATCATCTATGAAAGCTCCTAAATAACTTTCACAATTAGGGCATTTATAATAACGATTTCCTACTAAATTGACTAATGAACCTTTTCGATTTTTAGTAGGTTCTTCAAGTTTCTTTCTTATCGCTTTCTTTGGTGTAGATTTGTCTACTAGTTCTTGAAGTTTCATATACGCTAAGCAAGGTTTACCATCTTTTGAACAACTTGTATAACAACCACAACACATTTCGTCTAATGCTTCTTGGTATTTATCATATTTCACCTCCAACAATTCTGGATTTTCATAAATGTTTCCAACTACTTCGCAACACTCATCACATTCTGCTAGTTCTATGAACCCACCTTTTGGGTCGTGAAGATAAAAGCCTGAAAACATCCATTTTATCTCATATGTTTTTCCATAATATTTTACAATATCACCTTCATAAATCTCGACATCTTTTGTGTCTTTTAACCCCGTGTATTGCATTAATTCAACTTCTTCAAAGTCAAAAAAGCAATCTTTGTAGATTATATCATTTAGATTTGCATATTGCATTAGTGTAATTTCTTCAGATTCAAAATGGTAATTTCTTTGATAAATATTTTTATAAAATTCATAATTAAACGCTATTGTTTTATCTCCAAAGTCAATAATTTCAACTTTACCTATTTTTTTATGTTCTTTAGACCAACCTCTAAACTTAATTTCTCTTCTATTATTTGTCA